CCTGCAGGAGACGCAGGTATCGACCAAAACGTAGCTACTGACGCACTAGTTATTTCTCTACCTCAGATTCATTCTGAAAATTTAGGATTAACATATTTATTCAGAAATACAGGTGCAGACGGTAACAATACAATAACGTTAAGCCCTCATTCAACAGACGGTTTTAACGGATCTATCGCTAACTCTGCAGCAGACTCTGTAGCGAGTGGGGTGGTAAATAAAAACTGGGTTAACACTAAAGCAACTGCAAACAGTGGTGACTATGTAATAATCAGAGCCGTATCTTTAACTAAATGGTTTATAGTAGGCGGAGTAGGAGTATGGGCTTCAGAGGCTTAATAATTAATAAATAATAATAATAAATAAAATGAAAAGAAATATAAAATTAGCGACTACAACGAACATAACTACCTCATATTCAGGGGATTTTGGAAATCAGTATATCGCTGCAGCTCTTCTTTCGGCAAGCACAATCAATGACGGAGGAATTACTGTAAAACCAAATATTAACTATAAAGAAGTAATCAAAAAAGTTTCTACAGGATCTTTAGTAGTAGACGCAAGCTGCGACTTTACTCCAAATTCTACTATAGATTTAACTGAAAGAATTTTGGAACCCTCCAATTTAAACGTAAATTTACAAATTTGTAAATCCGACTTTTTAAAAGATTGGGAGGCACAATCGATGGGGTTCTCGGGCTTTAAAAATCTTCCTCCTCAGTTTTCAGATTTTATCTTAGCTCACGTAGCGGCTGAAATCGCTCAAAAAACAGAGCAAACAATCTGGAGAGGAACTGCAGGTGTAAACGGAGAGTATGCAGGTCTAGTAACTCTAGCGGCTGCAGATGCTACTATTCCAGCGGCTCAAAGAATTGCTGCGGCTGCAATTACTCCAGCAAATGTAGTAGCTCAAATGGGACTTGTAGTTGACCAACTACCTAACGCACTATATGGCAAAGAATCTTTATTCTTATATGTATCTCAAAACGTAGCTAAGGCTTACGTTAGATCTTTAGGAGGATTTGGAGCTAACGGACTAGGTGCTGCAGGTACTAATGCTATGGGTAATCAATGGTGGAATAACGGATCTCTTTCTTTTGACGGAATTTCTATTTTTGTAGGACAAGGAATGTCAGACAATTCTATGATGTTAGCCGAAAAAGATAATCTTTACTTTGGAACTTCCTTAGTTGGAAATATGTCAGAAATTAAACTTTTAGATATGTCAGACCTTGATGGAAGCCAAAATTGTAGAATAATCGCAAGATTTTCTGCAGGCGTGAACTATGGAATTTCTTCAGATATTGTAGTATATTCTTAATAATTAAATTAACCAAAAACTGGGGTAGGTGGGGACAACCTGCTTACCCTTTTTTTTATAAAAAATAAATCAAATGGCGTGTAACATATTACAAATCGGAAGAGACTTACCCTGTTTAAAAGGAGTGGGAGGAGTTAAAAGCATACTACTAGTAGATTACGGACTTCTTGGAGCCTTATCGGTTACAGGTGCGGAACTTACTGCAATAGGATCAACTCCAGCGGCTTATCAATTTTTAGTCAAAGCTGGGTCATCAGGTATGGAGCAAACAATTACTGCTTCGGCTGAGAACGGAACGGTCTATTATGACCAAAACGTAACAATACAATTACAAAAACTTGACAAATTAACTCAAGGGGAACTACAAGATGTTTGTAGAGGAAATCCTCACGTATTTGTACAAGACTTTAACGGAAATTACTTTTTAGTTGGAGCTTACAACGGAGCTGACGTTTCTGCGGGTACAATAGGTACCGGAACGGCTTTAGCGGATTTTACAGGATTTTCTATAACATTCACGGCTCAAGAGCAGCTACCAGCTTTCTTTTGTGCGACTGCAGTTATTAATGCTTTAAATATAGCATCAAGTCCAATACAACCGTAATAGTTTTCTGTGTTTAGTTTAGGAGTAGGGGATTTGTCCCCTATTTCTTTTTGTAATAGTTTATACAAAAAATATTTTTTATACGTTATACTATTAAAGGAACGAATGATAATATTAACAACCTCTACTAGTCCGCAGACTTTTAGTATTTTACCTAGAGAATATGTTACAGACGTAACAATTTGTATTAGGGACGAAAGCACAAATATTGAAACTTGCGTTTTAACTAGCGGTAGCCTTTGGAATACTTACAATATAAACTGGGAATTAGCAACTAATGACTGGGAAGACGAAGTAGGTTTAATTATTCTAAACGATTATTTAAACGTGACTATGAATCTAGATTTGGTAGAAGGCAGATACTACGATATGAGAATAAGTAATACAAGCGGAACTGTTATTTTTAGAGACAAGATATTTTGCACGGACCAAACTATAGACCAGTCTAACGATGAGTATTACGATATGAACTTAGGAGTTTATAAAGAAAATACGTCAGGGAATAACGACTATATAATATTTTAAAATATGAAGGTTAATTTTTTACAACTAAGCACTTACACTACTCCAGAGGTTAAAGAAGTAAGTAACCAAGAGTTTGTCAGCTATGGAGCCGATAATAATTATTTCCAGTTTCTTATAGATAGATTTTTAGGATCAGCAACTAACAACGCTATTATAAACGGAATGTCTCAAATGATAGTGGGACACTACTTAGACGCTACAGACTCAAACAGAAAGCCAGACCAATACGCTTCTATGAAGTCTTTACTGTCGGAAGAAATGCAGCAAAAACTAGCTAGTGATTTAAAACTAATGGGACAGTGTGCTATGCAGATAATCTATTCTAAGGACCGAAGTAAAATAGCAACCGTAGAACACTTACCTATAGAAACGCTAAGAGCAGAAAAAATATTAGATGACGGAGACGGAGAAATAAAAGCTTACTATTATTATTACGACTGGTCAGATTATCAAAACGGAGACCATTTAGAAAGGATTCCAGTATTTGGAACTTCAGAAAGTGAAATAGAAGTATTATATATAAAACCTTATAGAGCAGGCTTTAAATATTATAGTCCTGTAGACTATCAGGGAGGAATCCAATACTGCGAGCTAGAAGAGGAAATAGCTAACTACCATTTAAACAACATAATGAACGGACTAGCTCCTTCTATGTTACTTAACTTTAATAACGGGACTCCGACTGAAGAGGAAAGAAATATTATAGAACAAAAAATAGCAGCTAAATATACAGGAACTTCAAACGCAGGTAGATTTATACTAGCTTTTAACGATGACAAAGACTCAGCGGCTACTATGGAGGCGGTCCAATTAAGTGACGCTCCCCAACAGTACGAGTTTTTATCTAGTGAAAGTATGCGTAAAATTATGGTAGCTCACAGAGTTACTAGTCCTATATTATTCGGAATTAAAGATATGACTGGATTTGGAAATAACGCTGAAGAAATAGTTACTGCCAGTACTTTAATGGACAATACTGTCATAGCTCCCTTTCAACAGCTTTTACTTAACGCTTTTGACGATATACTAGCCTACAACGAGATCGTGCTTAATTTGTACTTTAAAACGCTTCAGCCGCTTGAATTTAACGACTTAGCAAACGCAACTAACAAAGAACAAATAGAAGAGGAGACAGGACAGAAATTTAGTCTTAAGAAAATTGACGGTAAAGAAGCATACGAAACTATTGAGGAAGCAGAAAACAAAGCTAACGAAATGGGATGTATGGGTTATCACGAACACGAAGAGGACGGTAAAACTTACTATATGCCTTGTCAAGATCATACGGACCTTAAAGCTCCTTGTTGGGATGGCTACGAACAAATAGGAACTAAAATGAAAGACGGAAAGGAAGTTCCAAACTGTGTGCCGTTATCTTTGTCAGACGAACTAACTGCAGGTTTATTAAAAGAACTTAAAAACTTAGGAGAGGATGAGGAAATGGAGGGTTACGAACTTATAGACTCTAGACCAGCTAACCAGTACGATAAAATCTTAAACGAATCTTTAAATTTTGCTACTGAATTGGCTTCCGTACCTACTAGTACTCCAAATAAGAAAAGCTCGCAAGATACGAGTATAATAAAAGTACGCTACAGGTATTACGGTAGTAACAATCCAGAAAGAGAATTTTGTCGTAAAATGTGGGCAACTAGAAAAGTTTACCGTATGGAGGATTTAGATAAAGAAAGCTCAGATAATTCAGAGCTAGCTCCAAAAGGTTCTAGTACTTACAACTTATGGCTTTATAAAGGAGGAGTTAATTGTCAACACTATTGGGAACGTAGAACGTATCTAAGAAAAAATAACGAAAGAATTACAGTAACTGAGGCTAGACGTAAAATAGCAGCTCTAGATCCTAGCTTAAGAAAAGAAGCACAAATAGAAACTAACGTACCTGAAGTAGCTCAAGTTGCTCAGCCTAAAAACGACTGGTGGTCTTTAGATCCTAATTATAGAAAATAAAAATTATGGCTACACCTTTATTTATATCGAGAAATGATTTAGTAAAAAATACTATTATAGACGGATCTGTAGATACCGACAAGCTTTTGCCTTTTATCAAAATCGCACAACAAATGCACATTCAAAACTATTTAGGTACTGAATTGTATAATAAAATTTCAGCTTTAATAACTGCAGGAACTTTAACTAACGCAGATAATCCAGACTATTTTTTACTAGTAAACGAATACGTCCAGCCTATGCTTATAATGTTTAGTATGGTAGATTATATGCCTTTCTCAAATTACGCAGTAAAACAAGGAGGTACTTACAGACACCGTAGCGAAAACGCAGAGTTACCTTCAAAAGCAGAAATAGATTTCTTAGTTCAAAAATACAGAGACTTTGCAGATTTTTATACTAGAAGGTTTATAGACTATATGAATTATAACGCTTCAACTAAATTCCCAGAGTACTATAGTAATTCAAATGACGATATGTATCCTGACGGAGAAGCTAACTGGGTAGGATGGGTATTATGAAAAAAGAATATAACATTAAAAATAAGAATGTAAATAAGTTAATTATTTACCTAAAAAAAATAAAAAATGAGTACACTAACAGGAAATAAAATTAGTTTAACGTATAAGAGTTTATTTAAAACTGCAGATAATGACGTATTGACTGCAACTCTTAAACAGATGTCGGATGGGTTAGGGAATAATTCAGGTGTATATTTAAACACAGGCGGAGAC